GGGTGCCGGAGACCACCCACGTCGGGCTGGCCTGGGTCCCGGTGTTCACATAGATCTTGCCGGTGACGGAATCGACGACCTGCGAGCCCCTGGGCAGGGCCAGGGTCGTGGGTGCGCCGCTGACGAACGTGGCCGCCGGCATGACGCCGCCGATCACGTTGGCGAGGCTGATGACGGGCATGGGATGAGACTCCGTGTCGAAGGGTGGAGGGGCGCCGGATCGGCCCGACGCCCCGGTGGATCAGACCCCGGTCACAGCGCTGAAGGCGGCCGGGCGGTAGATTTCGAGGCTCAGGCGCTCTTCCGCACGCAGCGTGGCGCGGTTGCGGGTGAAGTCGTCGTTGACGTATCCGGCCTCGACCACGAGGCCCATGCGGCGGCTGATGTGCGAGAACTCGCGGAAGGCGCCGACCAGTGCGGTGTTCTGCGGCATGGCCGGGGTGACGATAACCGGGATTCCCCACAGCCGGGTGGTACCGGACTCCGACGGCGGGCCCCAGAGGAACTCGCCGGTGGAGGTCGTGGTCAGGCGCACGTCCTGCCAGTCGAGCGGGTGCATGATGACGGCGTTCGGGTCGGCGAACCCGCTGACGCTCTGGATCTTCGTCATCTCGCGGAAGATCGCGGCCGGCACGTCCCCCTGGTTGGCGGCGGCGCCCGTGAGGATGCCCGCGGTGTTGAGGAACCCGGTCAGGTTCGACCCGACCCCGTCGCCGTTGAGGATCTGGGTCTCCTCCACGAGCATGACCTGGAGGGTCAGGCGGTTGTCGATGTACGCCCGCACGCCCGGCACGTCGGCGAGCTGCTGATTCGTCACCGGCAGCGTGGTGGCGATGACCGTGACGGGGGAGGTCACGGGGGTAAGAGCCAGGGCCGATTCCGGCTTGAGGGCGCCTTCCGCGACGGTCGCGGCGTTGTTGGTGAACGTGGTCTCACGCAGATAGATGATTTGCGTGTTCTCCGTCGGATCCTGCGGGATCATGTCCGCCACCATCGGCCGACGCTGGGCCGAGGGGATCGCGATGTTCGTCCGGTTGTTCGCGGGTGCCCAGCCGGCCGCGAGGGTCATCAGCGTCTTGACGTGGTCGAACGTCTCGCGGTCGCCGATCACGGCGGCGGCACGGGCGTTCATGGAGCCCGGCTGGTACGCCTTGAAGGCGTCACTGTTGACGAACAGCTCGCCCACGGTGGGGACGCGCTTCGGCTGGCCGTCCTCGGCCTGGCCCTGCCACGGCAGGGGGTCGTTGGGTGCGTTCAGGGACTTCAGGGCCGCGGCGTTCGCGGTCGCGGCGTCGTGATCGGCCCGCAGGCCGTCGTATTCGACGCACTTGGCCTCCAGCTCGGCGTTGATCGACTTGACCTCGTCGCGCTGGGCGGCGTCGAGGTTGAATCGGCCGTCGGGCTGCTTGGCCTTCTCGAACATGGTCGCGAGCTTCACGCGGCGGTCGGCGATCTCGCCGGCCAGCGTCTTGATGGCGGTGGACATGGGGGTTCAGCTCCCTTGGCGGGCCACGGGCGAGCCGTTCAGGCGTGCCTCGGTGGCGAGGAATTGAGCGTAGAGGTCCGCGGAATCGACGGGTGCGGCCGGCTCGGGCTCGGGGGTGGGACGGGCCTCGTGGAATCGCTTCACGGTCTCCGCGAGCGAGGCGACGGACTCGGCCTTGACCGCGTTCAGGTCCGGCTGCTGACTGGCCCATTCGAGAGCGGACTCCGCTCGCTTCAGGGACTCGACGAACCCCACGGACTCCGGGGGCTCGGTTGGTGCTTCGGGATCGACCAGCGACTTGATCGCGTAGACGGCGGTGCGGGGATGCGCCGGGGTGGGCGTGATGCTGACCTCCACGATCGGCCACGCCTTGATTTCGTGGGTGCCGTCGCCCAGGGCCTTGCGGCGCACCAGGTGGCTGGCGCTGCCGGTGCTGAGGCCGTACTTACCCGCCTTGATCTCGGCGAATAGCTTGCGGCTCTCGTCGGTCGAGAGGTCGAGCCGGGACCTCATGTAAAGGCCGTCGGGCCGCACGTCGAAGGTCGCCTCGCCCAGGACCACGTCGGCCAGGGCGTTCGGCCGGTCGCCGATCATGGGCAGGCCGTGGTGGCTCCTCAGCTCGGCCCCGGTCTTGATCGCCCGGCCGAAGTCGGTGGCGGCGGTGAAGCGGTCCTTGAGCCGCGAACGGTCGGCGTCACCGAACGGCGCGCACGGGCCCTCGATCCCCCCCTCGTCGTCGATCGCCTTGAGCGCGAAGCCGCCGTCGATGGCCAGCAGGTCGGGCGTGTCGAAAAGGCTCATGGGCTTGGCCCCGGTGCGGTACAATGGTCGGTCAGGCCGGGCGAATCACCCGGACGGAGGTGGATATGGACGGCGACGACGACCCCGAGGCCGACGACGGCCTTGAGGAGCTGCTCGACCTGATCGCGGGCCGGGGCAAGTACCGGGGCCACGGTGAAGGGCTGTGGACGCACCCGGGCGACCACGCGGAGGAGGATGCGATCCACGCCCAGTGCCTGGAGCTGGAGCGGCGCGGGCTGGTGCGGCGGAAGGAGTCGGACGCGGTCACGCGGGCCACGTTGTGGCAGGCCCCGCCGGGGCCCAGGATCGCGGGTTAGGCCGACGACGCTTCTTGACCGATCGCTTCGCCAGCGCCTCGATTCGCTGCGTGCGGGCGTTGCGGTAGGCGTCCACCTTGTCGGAATGGACGGATTGCAGCTCGCCCGCGATCTCCTGCCGCTGGGACTCGCGGAGCGATTCGGAGCGGCTGAAATGGTCGTCGCGAGTGACCCGCGCATGATCGAGGTGGCTGGACCGCTCGGCGGATCGGGCGTCGCGGTAGGTCGCGAGGGCGTTGGCCCGGTTCGCTCGGATCTCGCGGGCCGCCTCGATCCGCCGGGTGTGGCCCCTGGGCAGGGCCTTCACCTTCGCGGACGCCTTGACCTGCTTACGGTCGCGGTGGTACTGCCGTTTGATCCCGTGCAACTCCTTGCGGTGATCCTTGCGAAGCTCCTTCCGCTCGCTCACGATCTCCTTGCGGAGGTCTCGCCGTTCGGCCCGGTGCCCCTTCAGCAGGTCCGCGTGGTCCTTGCTCACGACCTTCTTGCGGCCGCGCTTCAGGCGGCGTCGGGCCGAACGCCTCGCCGATCCCGCGCCCGCCGTGAACCGCCCGTTGGCGTCACGCGGCCGGTCGATCGACTTGCGGGAAAAGGGTCGTCGTCATCTTCCCCTTCGATCTCGGGATCGAGGTCCATCGGGTCGGGCTCGGCCTCGGGGTCCTCCTCCGGCTCCTCGGTCGGGTCGCCCCCGGTGGCCGTGGCGAACCACACCTCGTCCTGCTCGTCCGTGACCGGCAGCCCCGCGAGGCCCTGGGCGGTGCCGAGGGAGCACAGCCCGGCCTGGTACGCGACCACGGCGCGGTTGACTTTCGAGTCCTGGTCCTCCTGCATCGCTGGGACCTTCGAGTAGTCCCACGCCAGCCGGAGGTCCTCGGCCCCGTCGAAGTCGGGCAGGAGCTGGCTGCGCATATCGTCAGCGAAGGCTTCCAGCAGCGGCTGGATGCCGTCTTCCCAGGCCATCTGCCGGGCCTGGCCGACGTTCTCGTAGGTGCCCCGATCGGCGGATAGGCCGAGCACCAGCGGGTCCACGCCGAGGGTGGCACAGATGAACGAAATCGGCCGATCGAGGATCGACTCCAGGGCCATCCCCTGCGGGGTCGCGCCCATCTCGTGGAACTCGACCGGCAGCTTCAGGCCGACGATCCGCCCGCGATTGGCCCCGCCCGATCCGCCGTGCAGGGCCTGCTGGATATAGTTGATCGCCTGGTCGTCCAGCGCGTCACCCTCTGTGCCCGTGACAATCGCGGGGGTGATCCCCATGTTCTCCAGGATGGCCGCGGTGTACACGAGCCCCTCATTGACGCTCACCACCGAGGTCTGCACCGCCTCCATCCGCTTCCAGCCGGTGCGCTCGTCGTCCAGGTTCAGGCCGTCGCGGAAGTGAACGATCTGGTCCTTGGGGATGACCTTCTCGTCGTTCCCGACCTTGTACACGTAGGCATCAATGTAGGTGCCGCTGTATCGGTCCTTGCTGACATGGGGGGAGGTCATCCACGGCGACAGCCACCGCAGGCCCGCGATCTTGCCGCCCTTGCTGGGCACCTTGTACCAGTACGCATCGCCCGTGAGGGCATACGCGATGATCGTGGCCGCCATCAGCGTGCGCGAGGGGTAGTAGGGGCTGGGCCTGCGCATGAAGTCCGTGAAGGCGTGCTTGCCAACCACGTCGTCGTTGCCGTCGTCGTCCTCGCGAGTGACCTGGAGCTTGGCCCGCACCGCCTGCTTGACGACCCACCCCAGCGCGATCGACACGACCGCGTTCTTGTCGAGACGCCCGGCCTTGGCCGCGTAGTTGGCACGGGCCGAGGGCAGCAGGCCGGAGCCGATCGCCATCGGGCCGCGGTTGTCTCCCCAGAACGGCAGGGAGCCGCCCGAGGTGGCGCCGCCGGACCACGGCAGGCCGTCCAGCGCCTTGACGGCGTGGGGGCTCCCGGCCTCCAGGGCGGCCAGCCACGGCATCGGGTCGTCGGGGCCACGGAGGGGCATCAGGAGAACATCCTCGTCGGGAATTCCATGACGATCGGGCCGCCCATCGCGAGATGGGCGTCACACCCCGCAAGGCAGTTTGCCCAGCAGCGATAGGTCCAGGTGATATTGGCCATCATGGGGCGGGAGCCGGGCCCGGCGTACAGGAGGTCTTCCGCGATGTCGGCCAGCATCAGGTAGCGTTGGTCTTCGGTCATCAGATCAACCCGTGCCGGAGGTCGAAGCGGAGGGCGGCGCCGAAGGCCTCGACGGAGCCGGAGAAGATGGCCGAGAGGTTACAGCCGGACGACAGGGCGAGATGGAGCCGAACTTGATCGTCGCAGACGATCGCCGAAGGCCGCTCGGGCTCGATCAGGACGACGGCCGGGCCGCCCTGTCGTCGTTGCAGGTCCAGGTCGCTGTGGTAGCT